TATTATTTTGCGGTCTATATATAATCCTGCTGCTTTGCCTCTGTTTGTTTCCGCATTCACAGCCGCACTCCATGCGCCTTTCTTCAAAGCGGCGTCTTTAATTCGCCCAAGTTCTGCCACATGACTGGCGTAATTCACCTCGTATTTTTTAAGTCTTTCTTCTTTGAGTTCACCTATGTATTTAACCACGAGTGGATTTAGCTTTGGGTTGGTTAGTTCTGACCCCTCTTGTCTACAACGTTTCTCGCTGTAGCCAGCCTGCTTTGCGGCCTCTGTTTTTGTGAGTGGTCCATCAGGTCCACCAAATACAAGCAGCTCGGCAAACCTCTTCTGCATTTCTGTTAATCTCTTTGGTAATCCCATATTGACTTTTTAGAGTAACAGTCCTATAATGTCAAGTATGGTAATGACAAATAAAGACATAGCTGATTTTAATAAACAGTTAGATGAAATGAAACAGGATAAAGGGCCTAACGATTTAGAGAGAAGGATAGAGGATTTGTTGGCTATTAATAAAAAACATCAGTTGCAGAATGGTGAGTTGATGAAGGATAACTTGTTCTACAAAAAGAAACTAGAGCACTATCAAATCCTGTCTACACAGTTGAAGAAAGAGTTGGAGGAGCTTAGGAAAAAAACAGTTGGTGTGTTGACAGAGTTTAGAACCAAAGGTGATGTATAGTGTTTGTTAGACACTTACAACAATATCTAGATCAGTTTACAAATGGTAAGAAAGGTAATGGTGTGAGCAACGCTACTATCTATGTTCAAGTTGGTGGACACCTCGAAGAGATAAGACGTATTGAGGTACAAGAGAGTAATATTATTGGTAGTGACTCTATCAGAGTTGTGTTTAAGACTACAAAGAACAAGATAATACTAGCACCTACAACACCAGAGTAACTCTGAAAAATGCGTGGCCCAGAGGCAAAATTTTATCAAAAATTTAAGAAATCAAACCCTAATATTATTTGGAATAGAATAGAAAATTTAAGCATTCCTGGCATGCCAGATGCGTTGGGATATACGGAAAAGTTCTTCTATTTTACAGTTGAGTTTAAAGTCACGAAGGGTAACAAAGTCCGACTATCACCCCATCAAATTGCCTATCATGTAGCGCATCCATACAACAGCTTCATCTGCGTTCAGCACCTCGGTTCAGGCACCGTGAAACTTTATGAAGGGTCCGTGGTTCGTGAGCTTGTTGCTTGTGGCTTGAAGCTTGAACCTTGTAGCTTGGGGCTTGAAGCTTGTGGCTTGTATCTTGCGGAGCTTGGAGCTTGATGCTTGTTGCTTGAAGCTTTTGACTTCAAGCCTGTCACATCGACTGTCCAGTTAGCAGCCATATAGCTCTTCACAATAATCGTCCAGTCCTAAGTTGTCGATGAACGGTTCAAGGACCTTATCCCCGCCCCAGTAACCTTCGACCTGCTTGGTATAAGTATTTACCCAAATGGTTGGGCCGCCTCCAGCGCACAGGATCTCCGCGCCCAGGTAGCTCTTATCCCCGTTCACGTAATAACGTATGTCGTACGTACCTTCCATCCATTCGTGGGCCGTCTGTAGTTCTATTGCTTCTCCACCATCATCTTTGCTGATCTTCGGGTTGCTAATATCGTCCGCAATGTTCTTGCACATCCTGGCCAGCTGCTCTTCGCAGGTCTCGCTTTTCTTTTTAATCGCGCTCATCTTTGTCCTCCTCCCAAAAAGTATAAGTTGCTTCTTCGTATTTCTTGCTCCACGCTGCGGGGCACTGCTCCAGCCAGTCATGAAACTCTTCGCTCATATTGCTTTTGTCCATATTATTCCTTTCTATCTCCTGTTATACCACCAGATTGTGTCAAGCTTGTGGCTTGTTGCTTGCGGCTTGTTGCTTGAAGCTTGGTCAAACTCTTCACATCCCGCTCGCATGTGGCTTTGGACACTAATAGCTTGACCCCAGAACCCTATTAGGTACTCTCACTGGCATCTAGTACCCCTAAAGCCAGGTGTATTTGCACAGGGTTCAGGGCTCAAGTGCGGGGGTCCTGTGTGAGCGAGGATTTCAGTTTGCAACCTTACTTTCCCATCTCCTCTAGAGATCACGACTCATACTGTAAGCTACGCTTTCGCAATAGCAGTCCGATCCGCGCTTGACCCCAGATCCAATCGCAAGGAATCCTCTTCATGCAACGATTGGATCAGGGCTCAAGGGCGTCTGATACCTCACCATATACGTCGGAGGACCTAACGCCTTTAAACCTGAAAGGACTACAGCAGTGTACACTCCCTTAACCCTAACGGGCTGGTTGTTCTTGTTGCTGTATTCCTAACTCAATATAGGGGTTGACAATCCTTTTGTCAAGGGATATTATGGGATAATTATAAACACTAACAGAAAGGACATAATGTCAAAAATACGTATGAACACCGAGTATCGAAACAAACTCTTTAATAGAATTAAAGATGTTTTTGAAAAAGAAGATACTCAGGAAAGACAAGCATTTATGGAAAGTCGAGAAACTTTCAATGATATGCAAAATCACACTTTTGATGTTGCGAGAGCAGTAGTCGAAAGATCATACCCAACTGAAGATGTAAATACTTTACAACACTTCAAGAAAAAGTATGGGCAACCTTGTGATGTAGTAGCAAAAGATAAGTGCTTTTACTTTGCACACTCCGAAGATGTTGATGACGAGGGCGACCAAACGGAAACCTCATCTCACTTTGACTTTGGATTGTATGGCAATCTAAATGGTAATGAGTATGGTAGTAGCGAGGACGGACAACATTTCGCTCATGCTTATTTTCGTGAGGAGTTAAAAGCAAACGGCTTGAACCCTGATATTATTGCACAGCAATCAGGTAAGGACAGCAACCCACATAAAACTAAACATGTTGAGGCAAACGATAAATTTTTAGGTAAGGGTAATGCTCGTTATTATCAATCTGATGATAATGAAATTGGTTTGGCTAGAAGTTATAACGAACCATTTTTCCTTGACGTGATTGGGACTAGCCACTGCAGAAGTAGGGCAATCGCTTGCACTAAAAAAGAATACGAAATCTTTTTAATGTGGCGAGAGGCGAAAGCCAATGTTGTTTCCAAACACCAAACGTGGATAGATAGTTTGCAAAAACAATTCGATCAATTAAAGATTGGATTGAGAGCATACAGATATCTAAGCGAGGGTATCGAGTTAGCAACTGAACTTGGTATTCATATTGACGAGGCAGAATTAATTAAAACTAATTCTACTGGTTTAACAATCTACAACCCAAGCAACTTGGCTAGTATGATTAAAGGTATGAAAAATAAAAACGTATCGAGAGAAGATAAAATCAAGGCAAGGTTAGAATACGAAAAACAAAGCGTTAATTAACACTTGACAACGTGTGGGGTTTCCTATAAAATCCCACACATAACAGAAAGGACGAAATGTTTTATATAACTTACTACGCAAAGAAACACGAAAAGTTTATCACTAGAAAAGGTCAGTATGATAAACCAGACGGAACGAAAGGAAAATCTTTTGTATCTAAAAATGGTGTTCCATGTTTAGTGTACTGGGATTTAGATAATGACGGTTGGAGAATGGCTGTCGGAAATGCGAGGATAAGAACATGATTGAGTTATTATCTATAATATTCGTGGAAAGCCCTTTAGGGCTTTCCATTATTCTAATTGGTGGAATATTAGTGCTTGGTTACATGGGGTACAAATCATCATGAGTACACATGTCTGGTGCCACGGACCAAAGTGCCATACCTATTCAACAGTTGATAGGGTACGAGGTTCAAAAGGTTCTAAAGTTTTAAGAACTAGAAAAGTTAAACAGCATACCGAGAGAGGTTGGTATAGACGAGATAACTTCTATAATTGGTTTTGTAGTACTGGCTGTTACAATGATTTTGCTCATACATTTGTTGAGCAAATCGTAAGGATAGCGCCAAGAACCACGCCACTTGAAACACGTATCGAGGACCCCAAAAAAGAAACAACTGAACATCAATACGGAAGTTACACACGAACGATAATAAATAAACTTGACGAAAGTAACGATGTAGGATAATATTGGACCATGGAAACAAAAAAAGCAGAACTAAAAATCATTGATAATGTATCACTAGAACCAACACTGAAAGAGGCGCAAGCCTATGTAGGTGGCTATGTTGAAGGTATATCATTTCCTAACGGAGATTATCTTATTGTCAATGAAGAAGGTAAGTTAATGGGTTTACCATTAAACGAGCAAGCGTCTAAATTATGGAAGGACACATTCGATAACGATGATTACATAACTGGACGAGATGACTTTGTTGTAGGTAACGCCATACTAATTAAAAAAGACGCCCTAAAAGTCTGGGCGGCTTAACTATAAACCCTCGGGCCCCTGCGGGGCCCGAGGGGTCCCAAAACAGATCTCAATTACAGGTTGTATCGCACCCCACCCCCCAAAAAATACAAAAAGGGGTCCCACTGCTTTTGCATATATTGCTTGATTTAGACAGCCACCCCCTGTAAAAACGTTTTGGTACCATGGACTTGAATAAGGTAAATATAGAAAAATTACCTGC